TCTTGAACCTTTGCTTTGTAGTCATTAAGTGTCACAAGTCTGTTTTGTGAAGTGTAAAACTTCGTAGCTTTAAACTTGATTGATTCGACTGATTCTTTTTCTGCACCACCACTTGCTTTTGTCACATTGGTGACATGAGAATTTGAGAAACCATTAACTGTTCCACTTAGAACAAACTGACTTGCACCATTCGCATGAACTTCGTCAACTATGATATAAGTCACGTCTATAATATCTCCGTCTGATAATGCTTTACCTAGTGTTCCGTCACCAAAGTAAATCTCTACATATCCTTCTTCGTTCTCTTGTGCATAGTAGACTTTTGATTCAGTTGTGATATTTGATATACCTGTTGAAAGTGTATATGTTTCTGCAACTCCATTTGAAGTCACACTTACTATCATTCTTGATTTGTCTACTCTTTCATTTGATAATACAAACTTTGGATTTGCAATTTGGTTATCAAAGATAAATGAATCTTGTGCATATGTTCCTTGAACAATTTCAACATTGTTATAATTGTATGATAAATTATTTGTTGTTGGTCTTTTAGTAGAAGTCACTACAAAGTTATATGAACTTCCGTCAAAGACAGTCACAAAGTTTGTTCCTCTCATTAACTGCATATCTGTAGTTGTTGGTTGAGTTCCGTCTGCATTTCTTACGTTTTTCATTTCTAAATCAATGAATGCAGAAGAACATGATTCAGAAGCAGGAACAAAACCTAAATCTTTTGCACGTGATACAACGTTCTTTCTGATTTGAGCAGAATCTAAAAATAATTCAGAGGCTGCAATGTTTGTATTTACTGCACCAATGTGAGATGCATATGCAAGTAAGTCGACAAGAACTGACATACTAGAACCTTCAAAGTTATAATCTTTGAATTGTTCTTGACCTTTAAGATAGTTCTTAAGGTTGTCTGCAATGTTATCGAAATCTAAATCGGTTATCTGTAGGTTTGAACTTTTTACTGCCATTATCGTGTCCTTGAAACTGTTATGTCAACCTCTTGTTGTGGAGCACCATTTTTGATATTATAAAAGATAGTGATTTCTAATGAATTTGAATCAGTGTCACCATATATTATATCAACGTTTTCCACTCGAGGTTCTAGTTGTTCTATTTCTTTTGCAAGGTTCCTTCTCATTCTGTTCAGTTGTCTATCAGTATTTAATTCAAATAATTTATTTCTGATTGAACCACCAAAGTTCGGTTTAAAAGGTCTTTCAAATTTGTTGGTCATGACTATATTTCTAACAGACCTTTTAATTGCGTCCGTATCAGTCTTTCTGACTATGTCACCAGTGATTGGGTGTTTACGAAAGAAGATATCTAAATCTGCATAGATATCTTTCGTTGCAACTGTTTTTCCGTTATTTACTAAGTCTACCATATATCTATTTATACAAACTAATCAGGTTTCTTTGTCTTACCAGCAGAAGAACCTGAGGCAATTGTATGTGTATGTGTTGAAAGTTTAGGTGCATTACCTTTTTTAGTTTGTATCTCTCCGTCTGCAACTATAGAACTCTCATTTGTTTGTTTACCAGTGACATGAAGTGTCCCTGTAATTGTTGTGTCTGATATAATTTCTGTTGTGTTATTACCAGTGACAGTTATCTTACCTTCTGATAATACGTCTGTTGTTCCTTTGAGAATATCTGCTTTTAGATTTCCTTCTGTAATCTCTGAAGTGACATTACCTTTTAACACTTTCATATCTACATTACCCGTGTTAACATTGATTGTCACGTTTCCTTTTTCTACTGTTAAGTCTGCATTACCAGCTATATAAATCTTATCGTCTTTTGCAACTACTTGATAATTATCATTTACGATTCGTTGCACTACACTTCCATCAGGGTGAACTTCCTGAAACGTTCCTGACCTATGATAAGTTGAAAGTCTTTCTTTACCAACTGTATCGTCTATCTCTATGACATGACCTGACTCTGATTGATACACTTTGTTATATGGATATACTGGTTTTGCAACTGAGTCGGGGAAAGTGTGTCCTTCTATTTCAATCTTTTTATCTACAGTTGAATCACCACGTGCAATACTTGACACGTCTGACTCTCCAGTGTATAATGGATAGTAGGGAAGCATATCTTCAGTGATTTCTCCCTCTGTAATTGTAGAACCCGTTGCATCATAATTAATTGTTATTTCTTTTGGTGACTTGGGTTGTGTATCGATTGCACTTGTTAGACCATGTGGTCGTCTTGAATCTTGTTCGGGGTTCGGTGCATCAGGTGTTCCTTCATAATCTGCAACTGTTAATCTACGTGGGTCATTGAAACCTTTATCAACACTTCTGAGTAATTCATTTCCGAATGCGTCAACTTTATATCCTGTTTGAGGAATACCAACTGCAACACCAAATATAATTGGGTCTTGCATAGCCTCGTCCCTGAAATATCCAAAGACTGTTGTTCCTTCTACTAGACCATGTTGCACTCCTATACCTGAAAGACCAGCAGTTGTTGTTGGAAGTAATACTTGAGCCCATGGTAAATCAGGTGTTGATAATTCTAATTTATTATCCGTATGAATTCCATGCACACGAACACGAACCCTTCCTATTTTTAAAGGGTCGTTTCTATCTTCTACTATTCCAAAAAAATGTTTCATTAGTCTACTTTGTCCGCAGGTTCTACTTCTTGTAATGGTTTCACTTCAGAAACTTTACTTGCATAACTTTCTTTAACACACTCTAAATACATTTCACCTTCGTTTTTTGGTATGTTTAAACTAAGAGATAAATCAGTTATGAGATATCTTCCGTCATTTAGTTTATCTTCTTTATTTGACACTTCAGGACTTGGTATTTCTAATTGAATAACATTACCTACTGTTATGTCTGTTCTCATTGGTATAGTCACCACAATTTTATGTTGTTGTAGTGTTTCCATTAATGCACGTCTTTCTAATCTTGCATTATCAACTGACTTATATCCTTGGAATACTTCGTCATTACCTAGTGTATCTTCATTATCAAATAAGTGTGAACTTGTAAAATCATATCTAACATTACTGTCGTATGATTCATTAGGTGGAAAGTCAATATCAACTTCCGTGACTTGTGGTGATACGAAAGGGTCAACTTGATTTTCAGTTGTTAATGACTTTTCATAATCACCTGTTCTTATTAAAGGGTGTCCTGATAAATGTTTACCACGTTTAAATGTTTCTTCTAAATCATATATAAAATCAACTTCTTGTTTTCTGATTGGGTCATATGTTTTCTGCATAGAAGAGTATGCACCTTTAGCTGTTCCTCTAAGTGTATCGAATTGTTGTGGTATATAGAAATTTTTTATCATAGAGTTTAAACCACCCTTTGCATTCAAATCTAATAGTTCAGTTTCTTCTGCACTTCTTGGTCTGTATGAAAATGGAACTGGGAACTCACGTTTTAACATAGTGTCTATTGAACTAAATCTAAATCCACCATTAAGTGTTTGGAAGAAGAACATACCATTCTTCCATTCTGCTTGTTGACCAATGTTTGCTTCATTGACTACGTAATCAATAAGTTTTGAAACAGTCCAGTTGGGACATATGAATTGTATATTCTTTGGTTCTGTTTCTTCAAACCAATCAAACTCTTGTGGTTTTACTTTTGCATCTTCAATTAATGCTTGTTGTAATATTGTTTCGTATGAACCTCTAAACATTTTACTCAAACGTTTCTTTCTACAGAAGAACATTCTTGGGTCACAAAATCTTAATTTGTATATTTGAGCAGCTTCTTTAGGTCTTTTTACATCTTCTACTTTGTAGATTCTAAATGTTTTATCAATTGTAAATTTCTTTTCGGGTTCTTGACCAAGACCTTCTTTTTGTGCAATAGAAATACGAATATATTCTTGACCAGTAAATCTATAGTTTGATAATAAGTTCAATCCGTCCATCATAGTTATTAGACCAGTGTTAAACTTATTGTAAATTGATTCGTATAACCTGACCCCTATTGCAAGGTCGGTCACATCAACTGATTCATTTTCTTGATTCACGATTGCAAGTGATTCAATACTGAACTCACCAGCTTTAAAATTACCTTGTGTTGACATTATGCACTCATCACTCTATTAAACTCACGAACAACTCTTCTTACATATTCGGGTTTAATTGCTTTTATAAATCTCTTCTCTTCGTTCTTTTCCCATTCGTCATCATAGATTGATTTCTCAAACATACCATTAGAGAAAACATTTGATTTGTGGTTTCCGTTATAATAATATGCAGTTCCGTCTAACTTTCTAATTGCGTCTTTAATAGTTAGTGAGTGACCACTTACATCACCAGTGACTTGTTCACCACCTCTGAATTCTCCACCCTCAATTCCTATTCTTGCAAAGTTAGGTTGCACTTCATTTACTACACCCTCAATTGTGACACCATTTCTTAAACACGAAACAGTTTCACCCAATAAAAACTTATTACTTGCACCTACGATATCTGTTTTGTTGTATGCAGTTAGATACTGACCTGAATAATATTTGTTTAGATATTGTTCAAACTCTTGGTTAGATTTCCACCATTCATAATAGTTATTCCAGTTATTAACTAAAAAGAAAGTCCAGTGTAAATCTGAATCACCATAAAGTTTTGTTGCAACAACATCAGGTCTATCTCCTTCCATTAACTCGACATATTCATAATCAATAATACTATTTACTGCACTTTGTTCTATCTTAGATTTTCTAAAGAAATCTTTTATAGTGATAACTTTACCACTATCTAAAGTGTATTGAATGTCGGGGAAGTTTTTAAATAATTGTGTAGCCATTCTTATCCTCCTCCCTTCTTCTTACCAGGCAAGTTCGGTGGTGTTAATTGTCTTGGATTTGGTGTCATAACCTTTTTAGTTCTTGTCTTTTTCGCACCATACCAAGTTGTGTAAGTTTCGGTTTCGAATGTTGTATCATATGCAACTGCCTTATTTAATGACATATTACCACCACCAATATCTTTTCTCTTTTCTGAAGTAGTAAGGTCTTGGAATGTTTCTTGAGTGATAATTTTGATTTCAGTAAATGATAAATCCATTGTTGATGATACTGGATATCCGTCTTCATAAAGTTTTGTTGAATGGGATACAGTGCAATCGGTTAAGACACTAGGTTGGAATCGTTCCATGTGCAATCCAATATTTCCTTCATAATAGATATCAAAAATATTTGGATAGTTAAAGTATCCTTCTGCAGCTCCGTCTGCTTCTGCATTACCAAAAGTATCAGGCAACATTGCAGTTTTAAAAGTCCATATGATATCTTCTACCATCTTTGCTTCTGCGGCACTTTTTGGATAAAACTCATAACTAAATGAGTGGTCACGGAATTCAACACCTTTAAACATTTGTTCTTCCATAGGGTTCTTTGCTTTACCCTGAACAAAGTTTTTAACACCACCAGTCATTGCATTACTTGTATCTGAAACTAAACCTTGGAATCCCTCTTCCATGAAACTACCAAATTTTTGGAAGAATCCTCTGTCACCACCTTGGTCATTACCACCAACTAGGTTTCTTTTGTTTGCACTAATACCTTCTTGTTCATATGTGACTTTAGTGTCAAAGGATAATTCGTCAGGCACATATAATGCAACTGCAGTTGATTCGGAACTAAAAAGGTTTTTTGCATTTGCACCCTTTCTTTTCTTTCTTGGTCTAGTTTCAAAAATAATAAATGAATCTAAATCCTCATTCATAGGGTATTGTAAGTCATGTATTGCACTAACTGGTGTTTTTTTACCTACTGCTTGTGCAAGATTTGAAGCATTTAAGTTTGATTGTAATGTTGCACGTCTATCGTCTAATAACTTTTCTGCTTTTGCCTTTTGAGATGCAAGCATGTCTTTATCGTATGTTCCTTCATACTTCTGACCACCTTCGAATTTACTTTTGATACCTTTGAGTGACTTTACGGCACTGGTTGCTTGGTTTACTTTATTTAATAGCTTGTCTATACTTGGCATGTTTTTTGAACCTAAATACTAAAAATTATGATTACTAGTGTTATTTATGTCTAGAAAAAGTTATTCAGGCAAGTTCAAACCCAAAAATTATAAAAAATATAAGGGTGACCCTACAAAGATATTCTATAGGTCTTTGTGGGAAAGACGTTTTATGGTGTATTGTGATAACAATCCCAACATAATTGAATGGGGAAGTGAAGAGATTATTATACCATATAAGTCACCTATCGATAGAAAGGTTCATAGATATTTTCCTGACTTCTATATAAAGTATGTCAATAAGAAAGGTCAAACTGTTCGTGAAATCATAGAAGTGAAACCAAAGAAACAGTTATCCCCACCTAAAGAACCTCAAAGAAGAACTAAAAGATATCTAAATGAGGTTGCAACATATCTAG